CCATCAAAGTATGCATCTTTAAATTCTAACGAGCTTGTACCTAAGTCTATATCGTTATCTGTAACTGGAACTATTGCTCCGTCTTGTATTCTAATTTGCTCTACTGCTGCTGAAGATACCTCTACAAATATTCCCCAACGATTATTAGTACTGTCTGCTACTATTTTATTTAAAAAGTCTAAGTCACCTATGGTGTGTATATTACCACCGTGTGCTGCTGTGCCGTCATGTCTATGCCCTGTAGTAGAAGCACTGCTTGAACTGTATGTAAATGCGTTGACTAATTGATTGTATTCGTTGTTAAACAATGCAGCAGTAATGGTGTCTCCATCACTGAAACTACTTTGTCTTGTATAACTTTGTGCCATGTTTTATTTTCTCCCCGATGGTACGTAATCTATATAAATTCCATTAACTGTATAAGGTGAATTTTGATTATCGCTAAATATTCTAAAATAATTACTTTTTCTACTTCCTTCTACCGACTGTCTTGTTATTGGATCTGTCGCTGCTCCAAACTTATATCCTCCTGCTGTTCCAAAAGTTGCTGTTGCAAACAGCGAAGGTTTCGGCACTGATAATGAATAATCTGTAGGTTGTGGACTATCCAGATCATCAAAATTATATCTTATTCTTAAACTTGTATCAACTTCTCCTTCTGGAGTTATAGAAACTTTTACATATTTTAAAGTTTTTAAAGTTCCTAAATCTCCGTAATCAAGATCTGGTGTCTGATACTTAGCTATAATATTTGTTGCTGTTCCACCAGAATCTAAAAAACTGTCTCCTGTATCGTGATTATATACTTTTCCGTTATAGTCACCATGATAATATTTTTCAACACCGCTTGAGTTAAATCCTGAAACTGCTGCAGCGCTTGCGTCTATTCCTACTGTTTCAGACCACTGAAATTGTGTTCCTTGTTGTGTGGTTTTCAAAGTACCTATAATTCCTCTTGAAGAACCACCAGTAGAAGAATCTCCGTAATATAAACGATACTGTGCTTTATCTCGTATAACAATACTGCTTACATTATAACTTCCAATATTATCTGCAATTCTTTTCATTACAGGCTGTATAGCACGAGTAACTGTACTTAACTCTACGTCACCGATTCTTGCTGTACCTGCTAATGTTCTTATACCGTCTGGTGCTAAAAATACTAAGTCACCACCAATCTCTTGAATACTTTTACCATCTAAACAACCAATATTTTGTGTAATTGGTTCTATTGCAATACTTGCAGATATATTTATATTTACTAATTTATAAATACTATTTTTACAAAATATAATTAGATCATCACGAAAAGATCTTAAACCTACTACTTGATCATCTAATACTATACTTCCTGAACCACTTGATGTAAAATCATCTATATCACTTGTGCCACTATAAAATATAGTATTTGGCGCTGTTGCTGCACCTGCTACTACTAAGTGTTTGTCATGTATTGTACAAAACTTAGGATAGTGTGTTCCATCTACTGTTATTTCTTTTGCAAAATAAGTCCTAGAATCTAAATCCCCACTACCAGTCATTTTAAAGTAAAAAGGTTTTACACCTGATCCTTCATCAGTAATTACAACTTCTCCGTAAGTTGTATCACCTTCGTAAGTTACAAAATGTGCTAGACTTTGTGAAGTTCTAGCTGAAGCACTACGACCTGTAAAAGTACTATAGTTATCTCCACTACCTGATACGCTTGCTCTATTTATTTGTAACCAACTTGTACCGTCTAAACTAAAATATATATTAGTACTTGCACAAGCTATTACTCCGTCTGCATAAACATATAAACCTAATATATCGTCTTGAGAGCTAGGATTTGCAGCACTTCCTCCACCAAAAGCTGAATAACCGTTTACTCGTCTATAACCACCAGCTATATCAACTTCAAAATTCTCTAATAATGTAGCAGAACCTGGTGTTCTTAACATCTCAAAAGAACTTGAAGACTTATCTAGGCCTCCTTCACAAGCTAGTGCAAAAGGTTGAGAAGCAGTCATTATATTTGATCCGTTGACATATACTTAGGAGCAGGATTCATAAGATTAGATCTCATTTGTCTTAATCCTTTTTTATAGTCATCTAATGCAAAAGCCGAAGCTTGTGGATTATCTTTAAATTGATGCATATAGTATCTGGCTCTTGCCAACAACACTGATTTATACATATCAGGAAATACTATTGCATCTCCATGTGCATCTAATGCTGTTGGTAAATCCCAAGCAAAAAACCATACTCTGTATACTTTATCTGGTATTGGACTTACTCCAAATTTTCTACCGTCAGGACTTCTTATAACAGTTTTTGGCTCACCATATGTTTGTGTATCAGCATCGTCTATATTCTCTGCTTCTCTATAGTGATCTTTCCATTCCTCTGCTGTAAGAAAAGATAAGTTTCTACTTGTGTATGGTGTAGAAGCTCCGCTAACACCTATCGTTGTAAGATAAAAATCATTCCAATCTATAGCGCCATAATCAGTAGTTATAGAACTTGAGGCTGCTTTTAATTCATACCAGCGAGTTCCTGCTACAGTCTCTACATATACGTTACCGTAAAAAGGATCTGTTGCTCCGCTTTCTCCTGTAGCGAGGAAAGACCATCTAGGCTCTGCACTTACAATATCGTTATAAGCTCTATTAACACAGTCTTTAACATGAGCTTGTACACCTAACGCACTGCTAAAATTTGAAGATGTTAAAACAACTTCGTTTGATTCCCTTAATAACTCATTAGTTAATTGTAAGTATGTAGTTGCCATTTATTATTTACTCTTCAGGTGTTTGTTCTTCAGTTTCTTCTTCTAGTTTATCAACCACAGTTCCTATTGCTTGAACAGGGATAGATATTGCAGTTCTGCCTAAGTCCATAGATTCGTCTACAACGGCAGCCGTTACGTTTTTACCAGCATCTACTGTTTCTTCAAAAATAGAACAGCCAGAAACTGTCAATAAAAAAGCAACTAAAGATAGTAATTTAATTTTCACTATAAATTCCTCAATATTATTATTATAGTAACTATTTATAATAGGAAGTTACTTTAACCTTTTTGTCTGTTATAATTCTTTTGGGGTTTTCCAAAAATTCTATCAAAATTCTTATTGTATGTTTTTCTTTCTTGAGCAGTCATTCTAGTGCCTGCACTTATTAATTTTCTATTGCCTTTCTTCTTATTCTTTAAGATGACAGGTCTTGAATCCGTTCCTACTTGTGGCATTTATTTTTCCTTATCTGAGTATGGGGAAGATAAACATTAAATTCTCTTCCCTCATACCTTTTATTGCTTTAACTAAGATTAGTCGATAGCGTAGAAAGCAGCTACTAGAGCTTCGCTTCGAAGTACATCAGCGCCATAGACGTGAAGACCTCTAACGATGTCACCAAAACTGTCAGGATCACGAAGAACCTCAGTTTGTGTGATAGCTTGTGCAGTAGCGCAGGCTGAAATATGTCCAGCTAATACTTTACCACTAGCTGTTGAAGCAGCAGCAATATTATTAGATTTGTACATATCAAAACCACGTAACTTTCCACTTGATACTAAGCCATTTCTTAAAGAACCTTGACCTGCGTTGTAGTCAACTGACATTAGTTTAGAACCAGTTTGAGCGAGTTGCTCGTACCACGAAGGCGGAGCTACAAACCATCTACCTTCTTCAGGGATGTTTTGTTCGTCTAATAGTCTAGCCATAAATGCCATTACATCAAGAGGATCAGCACCAGTACCATCAGAACCAGTAAGGTCGATAGAATTAGAGCCGCCTTGATGTTGCCCCATTGTTTGAGTAGCCGCAGAAGCATCAGCACCTAACACATGGTCAGGCGATGAAGTTGAGACTCCACTAAACATTTCGGCAATGACACCTTCATCAAAAGCATCTTTTAGAGCGTAAGCTGCAGAAGAGGATGCGACCTCTTTCCAGTTTACGTGAGACATAGATTTCTCAATGTCATCTACTTTGAATTTGAAAGCGTTTGCTACATCAACAGTAAGGGTTTCTTCCATGTCGGTAAGTTTGGTTTGCGTTACGTCAGCACCTCTTTCATACTGATAAACAGTAATCGTAGGTTCTTTAACGATCCGTACTGTGTCACCAAATGCAGAAATATCACCTGAATAATCAGTATTTGTGATAGCTTCAGCTACCGAGGCTTTTCTAAAAAAGTTAAGTACCTTCTTGGAATAAACCTTGGGCATAAAGAATGCATTAGTTTGTCCAGTTACGGAGTTGCCAAAGTTACCATTAGTATCAGTCGATTGCTCGAATAGAGCATCAGATTGATTATAAGCCATTTTAAGTCACCTTTAAATGTTAATAGTTATACTTTTAATTACGCACTCTACCTTCTTCAAGAGCTTTATCTATCTCGGATTCGAGACGATCAAACTCATCCATAGGTAGTGCGGCAATCTCCTCTTGAGTCCAAATTTTAGGCTCAGACGAAGCATCTATCGTTGTAGTCTTGGTAGATACCATATCCGCAGCCTTTGAGCTTGAACTCACAGACTTATTACGAGCCTGTTGCTTCTGTGTTGCAGAAGTTAATCCTATATCTTGTTTAAACAAATCAATTGCTCGACTTGCTAAACGAACATTATTAGGATTGTTATAAACCCATGCTTGAATATCTTCTGGTTGAGATTCTGCCCACTGATGAAAATCATCACTTTCTCGAATAGCTGCAAAATCAGGATGCGTACTAAGTAATTCAGATTCTGCTTCTTTTCGTAAAGCTGCTGATTCTCTTTCTTGTAAAGACGAAATCTTAGAATTTAATTCAGAGACTTTGGCTTCACTTTGTAAGTGTGAAACAGTTTCAACCACATCATAAACATCTGGATACTGAGCTTTAAATTGTTCGAGTTCTTCAACAGTTTTAGGAGCTTGGTACTCAGGTCTTGAAGCCGTAGCTTCTTGAATGAGTTCTTGCTCTCTTGTTCTGAACTCGTTAAGCTTACTATCGTAATGCTTTTTCAAGTCATCATACCTTTTTTTATAGTTAGGCTGTGAATAAGGTTTAGTTTCTACTGCTTTCTCTTCTACTTGTTGGTCGCTCTCTTCTACCTTTTCAGATTGTTGAGGTGCAACAAATAAACTTTCAGCAGTCAAACCTTCTTTAGGCATAACATCATCCGTATGCCACGATTTTCTCGCGTTGTACGGATTAGGTACTGGTTCGTTTTGTGCTTCTTCCGCAGAAGCTACATTTTCATTTTCAGTCATTTTACTCTCCTTCCTTTGTGCTTACTATACCGAAGGTGGCTTATTCCAAGAACGTCTTCTAAATAAGTGCTTGCCTAAGTAAGGTGGCATCAAAAGGTCTTTTTACTTTTTTAAAGTTATGTAGAGTGCTGTTTGACTAAAACAGGTCGCTCTACGGTTATTAAGTGGCGAATAGAGAATTACGAGGATTTAAAGCAATCATAGATTCGTTTACTTTTTTATCAGCCAAAGAGGTAGGCATAACTCTGCCTGCTTCTTCTTTTGATTGTATAGCTCGAACTATTTCTTGTTCTTCGTTCTCTTCTTCTTCTACATATCCGCCAGCTTGTTTTATTTGTCTTCCTTCGTTGTCAGCTTCCATTTCAGCTACTTCCATTAAACCTTGAAGGTTATCAGGGCCAATTTGGTTTGCTGCTTTTGAAGTCATTACAAATTCCCCATCCGATAACCTTGCGGGTATCGAATCGGACATCTCAGTTCCTGGGCCTGTAACAGAACCAGAACCTGAAAATTCGGATGCTGTATCTACAACTTGGTCGAAGATCATACTTAATCGATCATCTTGTTCAAGTGCATTCAGCAAATATTCTTCGTCTTCGGGAGTCAAAGACTCTCCGATTATAAAATCTGTGTAATCCTCTTCCATTTGTTCGTCTGGAATCATCGTTTCTTCGTACTCTTCGTGTGTTGCGCCTGGCATTACAGTTCCATCAGGCATTGTGTGTGTGGGTTCTTCCATCATATCTGTCATTTGTGCGTCTAGTTCTCCACCTTCTTGTTTCTGTACGCGAGGTTGATATAGAAACGAAGGCTGATAGCCAAAATCTAAAGATCCTTTTTTCTCTGCTTTAGTATTTTTACCATATAAACTAGGTAATAAATTTTTAATTATACTTTTAATAGATGTTCCGCCTCCTGTTGAATATACTTCTCTTTGCATTATAGCTCCTCCTTTTGCAAATTTTAATGGTTGTAATCCTTCTGTTTCTTCTGTTTCTTCTTGTACTAAAAATTCTGATTTTGGAGTTTCTAATAAAGAAACTGGGCCTGTTCCTGTAGGTATGGGATCAGTATTGAATTTATTCGGATTCCATTCTTTTGGAGTAGGTGGTCTGTGGTGATGTCTTTTCCAGTTTTCTTTAGGATGTCTAGTCATCTCTTTTACATCTTCAAAAAAACCTTCTGGCATACTCTTCCTAATCGCTTTATTTTTACTTGGGTTTAGTTTAGTAAAATCTGAAACTGCCATTATTTTTCCTGTTCTCTATTAAGTGCTTCTTGTACTGTTTCTTTAAGCTGTTCCAACTGTACCAGAGAATTGATCTTCCCCTGGCAACGGTACATTTCCTGTTCCGATGTTGCCACCACCAGTGCCTGTAGCTCCAAGCTCTTGCGGTTGTTCAGGTGTTCCTTGAGGGCCTCCCATAACATTCGGTTGTTCACCAGTGGTAATAGCTTCTTCGCCAGTTCCTTGTCCAACATTTTGTTGCATTCCTATAATTTGTGCCATAATAGCTGCTTCCTCTGGATCATTGAGTATTTCATCGGGATCAAGATCCAAACTATAGGCTAGTTCACTTATCAATTTAGACATTTTAACAAATGGTGCAACAGCAGGATTTTGAGCAGTTTGTAAGAACATAGTCAATCTCTGTGACCTCACTTCTTTCTGCATCAAACTATTTGTTCCCATAGCATTAATTTCTAAATCTCCCTCGATTCCTAACTTACCTTCCATAAATTGCATATTCCATTGGAAGTATGCTTCACCTAAAGGTTTAAGTAGAAAATCATCTAA